ATGTGGGTCAATAAGTATATTGACGATTGCACTGATGAGGATTTAAACGATCGTGACTTTATTGCATCAGTTGTTGACCGGGCTATTTTTCATTTCGCGATTAATAGTATATGTAATCCTGGGGATAATAAAGATGCGACTCCCATTGAACGATGTACTTTTGATGTAGAAACTAAGAATGGCCTTCCCTCCACGGTTCAGCTATTTTATGAGGAATCTAAGGATAATGAACCTTTAGCGAATATACATTTTCAAGCAATAGGTTCTGGTTTTTTAACGTTTGTTAATGCCTGCCAGGAACATGATGACAACAGCTTAAAATTATTTGCTTCGCTGTTAATTTCAATTTCATATTCTAGTGCCTACACAGATTTAGCCGGAGCAGAAAAAGTGAATATTAATGAATATAATGAGAACTATCTGACAGCTCAGTTTGAAGAATTATCTCAACGTGATATGAAGAAGTACCTGGGAGAGATGAAGCATCTGGCGGACCGGGGGGGATGAAATTTGATGACTATCTGGATAAAATGTCACTTCTGGTGAATGAAGGAAAGCTCGAACCTGATATTTTAAGCAAAATGCGAGATGCTGCACCGAAATTAATTGACTTTGCTAAGTCGTTTGACCCAAACTCAAAGGAAAAGATTAAAATACTTACAGATACTTCTAATTTAATTTATGATTTGTTCGGGGTTAAATCGGCGAAATAATATGTGAAGTTCTTCGATGGTATGGAAGGCATTACATAAAAGAACCTAATACTTATTGGGTTCTTTTTTCTTCTATCAGTGCCATTAGCAGGAAGAGATATCACCGGAGTTTAATGTGTGATTTTTTATTTATCGTCGAACCTGGATTGTTTATCATTGTCCTTAACAAGGCTAACGGCTAATAAGATTATTTCCATCACTTCGTGAGAGCTTCATGCCTTGATTTGATCTCAATTTTCTTTTGCAATGAGACAGGCGCTTCCTGTTGTTATGGTATAGTACCCCGCTATTGAGCCTCCTGAACAGTGATGCTGAATAACATAACCCAATGATATATCGATAAAATAATCTCTACATTTGAAAATGCACGGTAATTCTGAAATGCAAAAAATCAACCAAACCAGCGCAATGCCTGAAAAAACTGACGTTCACTGGAGTGGTCGGTTTAGCGTTGCACCAATGCTCGATAGGATGTACCGTTTTTGAAAAACAAGTAGTTATATACTTTGTGGGAGCCTATTGGGAACCCGGCGTTTTCATTTCAAGGTGTAATCCATACGCGGCTTAAGAATGAGATATAATGCGACTTTTAGTGTTCCGCTTGAGAGGCCATGATGCTTACCCTGGACGAGATAGGTCAATCAGTACGTAACAATATCCAGTTGATTATTGATCATGTCGGCTTACCTCTTGCTGTTGGTCCGCTCAGTGATGATGATTACAAGATTCTGTGTGGTGGCTATGGTGAGCTTGAATGGGACTATGCGTTAAGTACCTATGGCAACTCCAGAGAAAAGTATGAGTTCTGCATAAAACTTGTTCAGCAAGGTCGGGTTCAGGGAATACCATCAGGAGCAGCAATTTGTGTTTATGGGGTTGAAGAAAACATCTTTCGTATCCATATGATCGAAAGGTTTTCTAGAGAAGATGAATCTCACCCATTGAAAGGGCGCATGGTTTTACTCACTCTTATGAGTGCTTTTATATTTTGTAAAGCTGTTGAATGTAAAGTTGTCCACATTGTAGAGCCAGTACCAGAACTGGTGCAGTATTACGAGTCTTTTGGTTTCCGCATGGAACAGTGCGGTTATGTGATGTCGGCAGTCATTGATGAGCTGCAGGATATCTTTCTTAAATTTGCTCAGTAGGTATAGACGAGAAGGGTCTACAAATTGTAGGATACCCGTCCAGATTACCTTAAAGGTACATCTATGGCAGTCGTTTTGTGCTTAAACTACTAAGAAACGATGTCACCAATCGACATGATCGATTGGCATAAGTTAGCGAAACAAGCTAGCTTTAAAGAAAGGGTTAGAGACGCCTTTACTGTCTCGGGAGTTTTCTATGAAAGATCAAAAAGCAACCAAGCCACAGGTTAAGTTCGACACAATGAAAGCATTCGCAGGTATGGGTGCTGCTGTTGAAGTTCTGATGAAGGCTGCTCCTAATGCGTTCACTCACGCTACTGTCTCTGGTAAAGAGCAGCAGGGTAAGCTTCGTCGTCGCAAAGCAGCATGATCATAGCTGGTGCTTTTTGAAAACCCGCCTTCAGGCGGGTTTTTTCTTTAGTGATGTTCTTTGCCCTTCTGTTTGACTGTTCTGACCTGTTCCCACTCGATACGTCCTTCTTCTCGCCTTTTGTCTATGTATTCCGCAAGATCCTGAATATTGATGCAACGTTTTGCTTTTTGTGATGTGCCGATGCGATATGTTGGAACGGGCAACTTACAAGCGTTTGCTTTTGCTTCTGCCGTGGCTGGACTCATACCAAAGTACTTTTGGCTAATTGCTGAGAGTTCAATGTTTGGGGTATTGAATTCAGCCATCAGTAAAAACAAGGTGTTCATAATTTTCTCCATCAAAACCGGCTGCACCCGGGAAAATCATAATTCTGTGCTGGTGGCAGGAATTAATTTCTGCCAGATAGCGGAAACATATTTTGCCTGATGACGGGCATCAGCTATGGCGTTGTGCCGTTCGCCATCGAAAGGCATGTCCATTTTGGGGTCGAATCCGATGGAACGCCCAAGTGTAACGATCGTGCGTACATCGTGGTCATTCCAGTACGCCCACGGGCAGATTTGTCCTGCTCGCTCATAAGCTCCACGTAAAATTACGTTGTCGAAGGTGGCTCCGTTACCCCAGACTTTTAAATATTTCGTATTGTCTGCGTGCCGGTTAATGAAATGGTTTAGTTCTGAGAGAGCATCGCTGATCGACAAAGTATCATCAATACAGATTGCAGCTCGCGCTTCAGGGCTTTGTTTCAACCACCACAGGATGGTATCGCCGTCAGGTGTAGCTCCTTGCTTCATAGCACTGTCCAGGCTAACAACCGTATAGAATTCTTGTCCGATGTCTCCGGTTTCTGGAGTGAAGAACACCGCGCCAATGGAAACGATCGGTGCATCCTTATTTTTCCCCATCGTCTCAAGGTCGATCATTAAGTTGTTCATCACTTCACCTCTTGTGATGGTTTTGCTGCAAAATACTCGATACCTTTATCCCAGATAGATTTTATGGTCGACCACGTGACTGGCACTTTAATTTCAATACGTCCGCTCCCGTCACAGGTATCGCAATCATCATCGCCAAAGCATTCCAGGCAGCTTATAAACGTAGTTTCTGAAAATTCACCGGATAGCGCCCCCTTAGCGCCGTTCTCGGCTGTTAGTCTCTTCGGCACCATAACCCAACCATCCGGAGTTACCGGAGAGTTGCCAGACAGTGCGTTCTGCAATCGTTCCAGCTTAACGTATTCCTGAACCCTGTTTCCGTCGCACGCCTGAAGCCATTGCACAGCCTTTTGCGCATCAGTGTGAAAGGCACAAGTGCGACCGTCATCAAATTGCATTTCGTAGAGGTCAGCAACCTGTTTAAACTGCGTTTGTGGCAACTTGTAAGCCTGGCTTGCAGGTACGGCACCATAGAGCATGGCAGCGCGGCAGGCGTTCCAGCCTTCATCAAAACCGACTATGCCATTATTTAAAGACGGACGAGCATCTGGCACCACCGGCACTGGCTTGGCTATATATAGCGGCTGAACATACCAGCCCTTTGATAACCAACTGTCAGCAATGTTTTTACTCCTGGTTATTGCCGGAATACCTAAGCCATTGTCTGAATGCAGCCATGCCACCGGATCCTCTTCCAGCGATGCCAGAGCAATTTCATAAGCACGGCGCTCAACATTGTCTCGCACGTCCATGCTGCTGATTCGTTCTTTGATTTCTTTAATCAGTTCTTTATCGGTAAATGTGGTCATTATGCTCCAGCCTCCGGTGCTTTTGGCATTACTGCCCAGTGAGTGATGTTGACGTTTTCAAGGTCCCCGACCTGAAATGTCCACTGCCATTCTCCGGTTTCTTTTTGCCCCCATGTATACCAGAGAGAACGCCAGCCAATCAGCCAGCCTTCTCCATTAGCATCAAATAACAGAACACTTTCATTCGCTGGCGGCAGTTCAGCTGACACTGGTATTACTTTGTTTTCCAGTGCTGCACATTTAGCTTCAAGCGCATCAAATTTACGCACCAGGTATTCAGCATCCGTTTCATTCACTTTCAGATCTCGCGGTACACATTTCCCGCGAAGAAATCCTTCCATTTCGAAAACATTCATGCGCATTTGCGTAACTCCGATAATTCGTTAAAGCGTTCCATAAACATCCCGTAGGCATGGCCTGGAGCCAGTGGAATCACGTTGAACATCTCTGTTGCCGGGATACCTTCCAGTACAGGCCAGAAAGAGCCATCATCAAGCCCGAGATCGCGGCGTTCGGTTGCCAGCATGATGAGATCGGCATATTTCACGGGCGTACTCATAACCGGTGGTAACCCGTATTTCTCACGGATTACGGCGTCTATTTTTTCTTCCATCCGTTTATAGTCAGGAAGAAGGCGTTTCAGTGGTGCGGGAATGTCCTGGCAATACGCTTCTGTTGCATCATGCATTAACGCTTCAAAAGCAAATTCCTGCGGCACCAGCTGGCTGCAAAGCACCGCATGTTGGGCGACACTGTAGAAGTGTGAAAGATGTCCTGCAAAGCGACAGATATTTGAAAGGGAAACCGCGATATCGTTAATAACGATGTCGTCTTTATTTATCCTGTCATAATAAAAATGCTTCCCGGAAAAAGTTTTAATAAATGACATTTTGTTCTCCACGTATATGCGCTGCACCGCGCTGAATTCGGGTAAAAGGAAGCCCTCACCGTCCGGCGATTATTGAGTCAATTACATTTCCATAAATGCCCCCGTAGGGGCGGTTAGTTTCTCCACAAAACAGAGAAGAACACCTGCGGTGGCAGCCGCCCGGATGGATTGGGTTATGAGCCCGTCGTCCGGTGATGCTCTTCTCTGTTTTGTAAAAAGGACGGTACCAGCCGGAAGCAAGGGTATAAGCTGGTACCGCCAAGACTACACACAGCATAAAGTTGTGGTGCCGGGTGCCTCCCGGTGCCTGGCGAAGGTTGCACACCAGGCGGGTGGGTATCCACAGAAGGTCGACTGTCAGCCTCAACCTTAACCCGCGTGCGCTGAGCCGCATTCACCACAACGCTAAGGATTCTCTTTGGTTGAAAATACTTAGCTGTTATGTGCCTGTCTTTTCACCACTTCAGGCTCGGTGGTATCCTTTTAAGCCCGTATACATAAAAGGAAAATCAAATGACTTTTGATGAAAAAGAACTTGATAATGCAATTAATAAAATCATCGTAACGTCGCTCTTTTCCTGTCTCAGCGACACTCAGCAGAAACAGTTCTACGAATCGGCTTTCAACATGATCGAGCGTTGTTGTTTCTGCGATGCCGACGAGTTACCTGAAAAAATCAGGAAACAGTTGGCTGATGCTCTTCGAGTGCGACTTTCTGACCAATTTTCTGAAATGTGCTCTCCGAATTTGGACAAATAGAAAAAGGCCATTTCCATTCAGGGTCTGATGGAAATACTTCAGCCTGTTCCAAAGCACGGCGTAAAGAGAACACAACTCCAGCCATAATCTGATGTTTCCCATTGGTCCAGCTATCGCCGCTCTGATCTACAGGGGCGGCTATGTCGTATGACCAAACGACTTCACAGTTATTGTTTAAAATCTGGACTTTCATTTTTTTTTTTAACCTCCAGATACGGGCGTTTAATTGCCCCGCCGAACAGCTCTTTTCCGCAATAGCTGCAATGTCTTTCGCGCATCAGCCTGCGCATTCACCACAACTCTAAAAACAAATGTAGGATATCCAACATGTGAGTGTCAAGAGTTTATGTTGGTTATCCTACATAAAAAGATAGGCTCATAAAAAAAACCGGGGATACCCCGGTTTTGCGATAGTGAGGAAGATGTGTCAAAAATCCATTATTACTTGTTTGACAAGACCAACTATTCTGCAGTTCTCACCGCATTCAATAGTTTTATAGTTAGGATTTAGTGGGACGAGATACCTGTTCGGCCAGTCCTCAACAAATTTTTTGAGTGTCGCTTCTTGCCCACCATTGATATGGGCAACAACGATTTTTCCGTTAATACACTCTGTATCAATAATATCTGGCTCTACGATAACGATAGAACCTTCTGGTATCGATGGTGAGCCGAGGGGATTGGTCATTGAATCACCACGGACCCGTAGTGCAAATGCCATTTCTGATACAAGGGCGGTAGTATAAACCCACTCTTCAGCATCTTCTTTCCTGACACCAGGCTCCGTCATTGTCCATGAACCCGCCTGAACCCACGAGATGAGGGGGACTTTTTTAACTGCGAATATTTCAGGTTTTAGATTTATCTTTGGTTCAGGCGAGCCTTTTCCGCTAACAAGCCACAGAGGATCGCATTTAAGTGCGTTGGCTAGGGCTTGAAGGTTGGCTCCATTTGGTTGGTAGTCGTCCTTTTCCCATCCAGTAACCGTGACACGGTTCACACCAGTCAAATCAGCCAGTGCTTGTTGTGTCAGGTTCAGTTCTTTTCGCCTTTGGCGAATACGATCACTCATGTTCATCATGTAGGCAATCCTACCACATGCCCATGTAGGATTCTTGACATTGGCATGTTGGATATCCTACATTTCTGCTTAACGTAATTTAACGGGAGGCAGAAATGCGGAAATCCGACGTGATTAATTATTTCGGCGGAGTTTGTAAAACCGCCGAAGCCCTAGGTATTAAGCATCCGTCTGTTTCAGAGTGGCCTGAGATTATTCCTGAAGGCCGAGCGTACCAGTTAGAAAAAATTACTAACGGGAAACTGAAAGTTGACGTGTCTTTATATCAAAAGACTAACAGTGCTGCGGCATAAAAACACCACAGAAATGAGGAATTAACCGTGGGTAAAGAACCTGAATGGAAAGTTGATAAACAACCAGCATGGCTGGTGGCAGCAATACGAAGAACGATTGCTGATTTACCTCATGGCTATGAGGAAGCAGCAGAAATTCTTGGTTTGTATAAATCTGATGATATCACCCCAGCAAAAGATCAATTGCATAACAGACTGCGTAGCGGTGGGGATCAAATTTTTCCACTTGAGTGGGCCATGGTTTTACAGGATGCCAGTGGTACCAGGCATGTAACAGATGCAATAGCCCGTCGTAGTAATGGGGTGTTTGTGCCGCTGGTGGTCATTGATGACATTGACAATGGTGACATTAATCAGCGGCTGATGGAGTCAATAGAATGGATTGGCAAGCATTCCCAGTACTTACGCAAGGCAACTGCTGATGGAGTTATTGACCAGGCTGAGCGTGAGCAAATCGAAGAGAACAGCTACCAAGTAATGGCGAAGTGGCAGGAGCATTTAACACTGTTATTTCGTGTTTTTTGTGCGCCGGAAAAGAGTAACGCCCGCGAGTGTGCA